AAGCAGCGTGTGCTACAGATAAAATTGTTAATATTAAAAAGGGCCAATTTATGGCTCCTTGGGATATGCTAGGAGTATTGAGTAAGTGTGATGGCGCAAAAGAAGTTTGGATAACTGAAAGAGGTACTAGTTTCGGGTATAATACATTGGTGAATGATTTCACTGGAATGATGTATCTTCTAGACAATTTTGATGATCCTATTGTGTTTGATGCAACGCACAGTGTACAAAAACCTGGAGGTAATGGAAATTCCTCTGGTGGAAATAGAGATTATGTTGAGCGTCTTTGTTATGCAACCGCCGCTATTGGCGTTGAAAACTTTTTTCTTGAGACACATCCTGATCCTGATAATGCACCGTCAGATGGTCCAAATATGGTAAAACTAGAAAATATGGAAAAGATTATTTCAGGTATTGCAAAAATATTGAATAAATAGAAAAAGGAAGGGAGATAAACCGCCAAGTAATATCTCCCTTCAACACAATACAAACGTATAAGGAAATGTATTATGTCAATTATTTATTCAAAAATAAAACCTACTGTTCTGGCAGTAAAGAAACATTCTATTACAGGAAAACTCTATTTCTGTAAAACTACATTTCTTGACGAGGTTTATTCTTACCCCGGTTCTGGCACGCACTGGAAAAGACATCTGAATAAACATGGAAAAAATGTAAAAACATTATGGGTTAGTGATGTTTATTACAACACCTCAATAGTTGAGTCTGCCTTGCAGTTTAGTAAATTACACGATATTGTAAAGTCAAAACTTTGGGCAAATCAAAAACCTGAAAATGGTTTAGATGGCGGAGACAACTCTCAGTTTATTGATTATGATAAAACAATATCAAAAGGATTACAAACAAAAAATTCTACAGAATGGAAAGAAACAAAAGGCAAAGAAAGAGCAAAAAAGCAGTCTATTTCTCTCTCTAACACCATGAATTGCAGTGAGTGGTTAGAGACTGTCGGTCACAAAAAAGCAGAAAATGTTTCACTAGCCCTAACTGGTAAGAAAAAAACTAAAGAACATAAAAAAAATATTGCTTTAGCAAAAAAAGGTTGTAAAAGTAATAAGGGTTATGTCTATAATATAGTTGAATGTCCGCATTGTGGCACAAAGGGTGCTGGCGGAAACATGAAAAGGTGGCATTTTGATAAATGTAAAAACAGATAAATTAGAAAGTAAAAATAATGGAATCAGTACTTTGGTTGTTGATTACACCGGTCTTATTTACATGCTCGACACTCTTAATGCTGATATTGTTTTTGATGTTACGCACTCTGTCCAAAAACCCGGAGGACACGGGGATAGTAGCGGTGGGAATCGTGTTTACGTGCCTGGGTTGGCTCGTGCTGGGGCTGCACTTGGGGTCACATCATTCTTTATCGAAACCCACCCTATGCCTGATGACGCGCCAAGCGATGGTCCAAACATGCTTAGATTAGACAACTTTGAAAAAGTAGTGCAAGATATAGTTAATATTAACAGAGCATTTTAACCAAACTTTCTTTAAACTAAGTAATAGTAATTACAACTAGCAATAGGATATAATATGGCTGATATAATTTTATGGAATTTAATATTTTGGAGTGTTTGGATGCCGATTTGTTTTATTCCTTACTTGCTTATGCAATATGCAATAGATAATAGCGAAGATATAAATGAATGAAAAATGTAGCTTTATTGATACCGGCTAGGTACGGCAGTACTCGTTTTGAGGGAAAGCCACTTATTAATTTAGGTGGTAAAACAATGGTACAGCGAGTTTTTGATGTCTGTAAAAGTACAGGATATGACGCGTATGTGCTAACAGACGATATGAGAATATTTGAATTGTTTGGATCTACGAGGTGTTGGATCGAAGAAGTCAAATATGATAATGGCACTGAACGGTGTGCAGGCGCTATTAAGAACAGTTTCTTTAAAAAATACGATCACTTTGTTAACGTGCAAGGAGATATGCCTGACGTTACAATTGATATGATTGAAAAATGTATATCAAGTTTGGATCACTACCCAATAAGCACAGTGTTTACAAGTATGCCGAAACAAGAACAAAACAATCCTAACTCAGTTAAAATGGTGCGTGCTGGCGACAACGCGCTATGGTTTGGTAGAGGAATGACAGGCTATGGCGATTGGCACATGGGTGTGTATGGATATAGGCGCAATGCGTTGGAAATGTATTTGGCACTTGACATACCCGAAGAAGAGTGTGTTGAAAAACTTGAACAGTTGCGTTGGTTAAAGTCAGGCTGGAAAGTTGGTTGTCTTAAAGTTGATTTTGACGGCACTGAAATTAATACACCAGAAGATTATGAAAAATGGAAAGAAGTTAACAAATGAATGATGAATATCAATATGAAGACGAATACTATGAAGATACCGAAGAAGACGATTTTGGAGAAATGGACGATGGCGCTTAGGTAACATAATAGTAACATAATAGTAACATAATAGTAACACACCAAGTTATTAAAATAAATAGTTAACATTTGGACTACAATGTATTATATATAATTAGTAAGCGTTGAAACAACGTGGACACATACTGGACCTCGGGGCGGTACCGAGCAGTTCCACCAAAAGCACTTGATAGAGGACGCTCTATATTCGATGAAGCAGATAAGGATTTAGCTACCTAATGCTGTGGAGAAGTTTCAAGTGTTTTTGCTGGGACTGAAATTTAGGATCGACAGGTGTGAAAGTGGAAGTGGAGTTTACCGGATGACTGCGTTATTGGTCAAACTTTCTAAATGCAAACGCAAATAGAGCGCCAGAAATGGCATTAGCAGCCTAAGGGTATGTGAGGGTTGGCAACGCACCTAGTAACAGAAGCGTTGCATTTATTTTAAATAACAGAGGAAAAGATGCAATGAATAAATTTTTAACGACAACAGCAATCGTGTTTGCAAGTTCTACAGCTTTCGCAGAAGAAACTACTGTATTACCCCACGTCAGCATTAGTGGTGAAATAGAAACAGTAATCGCAGAAACCGCTGGAGATAAGTACGGTGCTACTACATCTTTGGATTTGGACATCGAAGCAATGCATGGAATAGCTTTTGGTACTATGGATTTTGCTATTGATTCGGGATCTAACGCAATTACACTTGATGAATATTCGGTAGGTACAAATGTTGGAATAGCATCAGTAAGCTTTGGCCGTCAAGGTAACATTTTTGTAGAAGGCGAAACAGGAGCAACTTTACTTGACCCAGCACTAGGTACGAGTGCTATAGTTAAAGCTCATGGCGCATCTGTTGGTCTCGGTTTTACTGACATAACTGCTGACGTAACTGATATTGAAAATGTACAAGGGGCATATTCCCTTGGCGCAAGTATTTTTGATCTAGCAGTATCTGCAGATTATAATTTAAACTCAGAAGATTGGATCTTGGGTAGTCGTGCAACTACAGATCTAGATAACGCAGCAATTGGTATAACAACAACTTATGGTTCAGCTGCAGAAACATTTGCTTTTGAAGCTGATGCAACTGTATTCGGTATTACTGGATATCTTGCCGGTGATGCTGACGATATGGCTCAAAATGTTGGTGGTTCATATGAAATGAATTTTGCCGGTATGGCATTAAAGTCTGGCATAGATTATAATCTAGATTCTGAAGTAATTGCCCCGTCATTCACGGCAAGCTTTGCATTCTAATCACTAAAAATAACTTTCTAATAAAAAGAGGAGCTTCGGCTCCTCTTTTTTTATAAATAGATAGCAATCGTTATGAATATAGGATTAATTTATGTTTAAGAACTTTATTTTTATTACAATAATGCTGATGGTGTCGGGCGCTGCGCTGGCACAGGACACAGATAATGACGTAATTTACACTGATAATACAAACACAAGTGACGTAAACAGTACAAGTAATTCTAAGACCACTGTAAAGTCTCCACCGCCGTCGGCAATTTCACCTTCTATAAATTCTGCAAACTCAGACTTGTGTACAACCGGTGTATCTGGTGCTGTGCAGACTCAAATACTTGGTATTTCAGCTGGAAAAATGGTTCGTGATATGAACTGTGAAAAGTTAAAGAATGCTAAAGTATTATACGATATGGGTATGAAGGTTGCAGCTGTTTCGGTGATGTGCCAAGATGAAAGAGTCTTTGATGCTATGATGAACGCAGGAACCCCTTGTCCGTACAAAGGAATGATTGGTGCAGAAGCAAGGGCGGCCTGGGAAGCAAATCAAGATAAACAACCTAGCAACAACAAACCAAAGAATAAATCAATGAACCCATTTAAGGATTTAGGAGAAGATGAAAAGTCAACTATCTTTGGCGGCGGTGCTGTTGGCGCTCTCCTCCTCTTATTGTTACTCTGATATAAGTTACAGTGTTACTAATAATGCAGCGATTGCTGGATTGTCTTGGAGTATGCAGCAAATACTCCCCGATTATTCTGCGCCATATGTTACAGTCCAAATTCATGGTTTAACATACAGATATAAAATGGTAAAAGATCCTGAAACGGATGCCTTAGTTTATATTAGAAACGAAAATGCTGTTGATGGTGGATATATATTTGAAGAAACTGATGATTGGTCTGGTAATCCTGGCGGAACTATTCAAAAATATATTAGATTTCCATACAGCGATGCTACTAAATGGGGCGATGGATCTATGAGTGTTGAAGGCGAAGGGCGCATAGAAAATCCTTTGGCAATATATAATTATAAATTAGATGTAGACGAGCAAGCAATGTTATGCTACGGTAATCCTTTATATGATTCGTCATGCCCGGGTTTTCAACAAGCATTATTAGATTATTTGAATAACATGGAAACATTAAGTCCTGACGACCCGTTTTATGATGAATGGGTGCAAGCAAATCTTTCTTTAAATGATGAAAAAGGCAATGAAGAAGTAAAAGAAATAAAAGAACCCAAAGAAAAATTATCAAAATTTGAAAAAAAATTAGGTGGCGAAAATTCTATAGGAGATTTGGTTAATGGTGCAGAACAAGAAAGAGTATTAGCTGCACTAGCACAAAACCAAAAAATTGAAAATTATTATGCTGTAGTAATACCAGGCGGTGAATATACTGATGAACTAATACTTGAAGATGCAATATTACCAGATAACCCAAGGGCAATGAAAAGTTTAGCATCTGATACTAAACATAATACAATGGTACGCTCTCAATACGATTAAGAACAATAGGAGAAATATATGTTCAAACAATTATTAACTTTGAGTACATTTAGCATCATTGTAGGCACAGCAGCCTTTGCTAACGAAACACCGATTGTAGGTAATGTTTCATCCAAGTGCTCAATATATACAGATAAAGCAGGTGTTTATGGCAACCCTACGCCTGACGAGTTGAGCACACTAGTAGCAGACGGTGGTGTACTTCCAGTCGTTAGATATGATGTGTCTATTGCTGATTATTACACTGCTAAAATATCATGGCCAAACACATTCTCTAGCAGTCCAACATTGCCAGATGCGATTGCTTGGGACGGCGAAATAGAAGTATCAAATACATCTGACGCTGGCATGTCTGGCTACGAAGCTGCAAAAATTGAGTATGAAAACCATACAGAATACGATCTTTCAGTAGCTGGTTCAACGTGGTTTAAAGTAACGTCAGAAGCAATATATGGTGTTGGTAAAGCATTACCAGGCGGTGAATACAAGGCTAACGTTGTAGCGGAATGCATTGCAAAATAATGAAAATTTTTGCTACAATCGCGGTGACACTTTTTGCTAGTAGTGTCACCGCACACGAACTAACACCTACATATCCAAAAATATTACCGTCTTATATTACAGGCATATCAGTAATAAAAATGAAATTATGGAATAGAAGAGATGATGTTAGCTTTTATGAAATAGATGTATTTGATTCTGAGTGGAACAAAATCTTATTTGCAACAACTGATAAAATTTTGCAGTTAACATATTTGGAGCATAAAAATTTTGAAGTCTTTATAAGGGACACCGATAAAGATAAAATAACCTTTGTATGTACTTCGTCAAAGCAATTAAAGAAAGACGTCGTGTCAACAGGAATAAAATCTAAAATTTGTTCAAGAATAAAATAACACGAGTGAGATAAAATATGAAATATATAGTACTATTGTTTATCGTTATTGGTTCAGCTTCATACGCAGATTCATCTTCGTTAAATTTACAGCTGCCAGGAGCACCAGGCAATTATCAATCTGATAAGTTTCGTGCAGGTGACCTTGATTGTTCTAATGCTATTGGGTCGGCAACTAATTTAGAATTCGGGGTTACTGGTTTGATTGATAAAGATTATAACGATCCTATAAGTGGTTATAACCAAGACACTAGAACCGACGTTGGTGTATACGCAAGAATAACCATCCCCTTAGGTAAAAAGGCCAAATCGCGTATCGATTGTAATAGATTATTTGAATTAGAATTAAGAAAAAAGCAATTAGAAGTAAGAAAGCTAGAAAAAGAATTAGAGCAACTTAGAGAACTACAGTTCGAAAATTAAAGGAAATTAGTTTTGTTTTGTAAATATTTAATAGGAGATTAGGACTGATGGCTGAAGTAGAATTTGGCGGATTAAAATTTTCTGGTGGTAAGATGTTTGCAGTACTTACCGCACTATCAACATTAGGCGGCGCGGCCTGGGGTGGATTTGAAATATATAAAGATTACATGGACATGAAAGAGATTATCCAAAACATTGACATAGATGAAATACAATCCGCTAACACATTACAACTCCAAAAGTTAAATGACGCGATTGGTTACACAACAGCCATAAGAGAAGACTTAGCATCCGACGTAGAACGTGTAGAAAATGCAGTTCGCCAGTTAGAAGCACAAGTACAACGTGCTGAAGAAACTGTTCGTACTCTTCGTACTGATGTATATACAAAATTAGATACGTTCGAAGAGCGTTTAAGATTAACGCTAACAAGCAACCAAAATACTATGGCGACACTTCGTGATACAATTAGTACAAACTTAGAAACATCCGAAGCACGAATTAAAAGTACACAATCTTCTATAGAAAATATTCTTGCAAGTGTTCGTGATGATTTAAACAACCAAACTAAAGATGTTACCACGTCTATACGAGAAGTTGAGGCAACTGTGCGACTGTCAGAAAAAGATGTACGCAATGTCATGAAAGAAACAACCAAAGATCTTGAAGAAAAAATGGCAAAACTTGATAGTGATATAAATAGAATAATACAAGAAGCTCTTGATAATCCATTATCAGACTAGTACAAAAATCTTTAGGAGAAACGGCAATGATAGAACAGTGTTCTAAAATGGCAAAACTGGCTGGGATTGCATATCTCGATGAAAAGCCAGCAAAACCAAAATATAAAAAGCTTGGGTATGCAGGTCATAATTTTATAGAAAATGATGGAGCACAATGTCACGCTATTTGGAACGATGAAGAAATTGTATTATGTTTTAGAGGAACTGAGCCAAACGAATTTTCAGATATATTAGCAGATCTTAATGCTTGGCCTGATAAAGCGAAAGTAGGTGGAAGAGTTCATAATGGTTTCCAAAACGAATTGGAAAAAATTTGGGAAGATATAATTGAAATTCTCGAATTAAACAAAGATAAAGAGCTATATATCACAGGTCATTCTTTAGGTGGTGCAATGGCAACAATTGCTGCTAGCCGTTTAAAAGACGAAATAGAAGCTCTATACACATATGGATCGCCACGAGTTGGTACTAGAAAATTTGTAAAATCTTTTTCTAACGTTGAACATTATCGTCACGTTAATAATAACGATGTAGTTACTTCAATTCCACTAGCCTTTATGGGATATGTACATCACCGCCCTCCTCGTTATATCAATTTTCATGGTCATATTAGACCTTTCACTACTTGGCAAAGATTAAAAGATAAATGGCGTGGCAGACTAGCATCCATCAAACAATGGAAACCATTTGATGGTGCTTCAGATCACGGAATGAATTTTTATGTAGAATATACAGAGAAAAATAAAAATGTCTAAAGAAGTATTAAAAGATGAAGACACTCCTGAAGGAACTTTTGATTTAAGTTTTAGAGTTATGAATAACGAAATACTAGGATTCACAATGCGTGTTGATGACTTTAAAGCTAAGTGGCTATTACTTGGTCTTATATCTATCGCCGTTTTAGGATACATGGTTTCTGTTTTCGGGCCTGTCATAATGTCTACGTTTGGAAGCTAACATGGATACATTAGTAAGAATGTTTGGTGATACACTGTGGATTTATACAGCTATCGGCGGGTCAATAATCGGTGCTGCGTTTCTGGCCTGGTTTAGAAATACAAAAGCTGCGCTATATCTAATGGGTAAGTTTGATAACGCTTTAGATTACTTGGTAGATCGATTTGGGTGGGATTGGCTACAAGACGATCCCGAGGCTTGGCGGAAACGCTATCCACGTGTTACTAAAAAAATTGACGACTTAGAATCTCGCGTTAAAGAATTGGAAGGTAAATAATGAGTGATAGATTGAATATGCACGATGCTGTGGAAGATCTTAGAAAAAGAATCAATACTCTTCGAGCTCATATGGAAGCAAGTGAATCAAATAACAATGTTGTTAATGATGCTGAACATGAAGATCCACCAATACAAATAATAGATAAAGTAGAAGACGAAAAAAAGATAGCAGCTGATAAGAAAATGGCTGAAATGAAAGCAATGAAAGCTAAACTGTTAGGAAAGAAAAAATGAATTGGATTAAAAAAAGATTAACAGAAAGAACTACTCTTGATGGCGCCGTTCTTATTGCGACTGGCGTAGCAATGATTTTAGTTCCAGTAGATTTAATTGCGTATGCAGTGATTTTCTACGGTGCATGGACTATTTGGAAAAAAGGATAGTATAGTGTTTAGTAAAAAATGTAAACTACACTTAGACGAAGCTGATCAAAAACCTTTGGGGCATATGATGCATGCTCTAACCATAGCAGCTAAATTACAATTGCTAGTTCCTGTTTTAATTATACATAGTGTAGTGCCAAGATGCTTTACTAATACGGCATCTAACGTAATGAAAGATATATTGAATAAACAAAAAGATACTTAAATTAATCTATTGACAAATACAAAAATATGTAATATAATAAAACAATAAGACTAAGTAAAGGTGAATTTGAATTAATGGACAATTTAAAAAACTTAACAAAATCAGAACATCGAAACGCTGAAAGAACTGCGTTTATGCGCAGGCTAATAAAAAAGAATATTGCTCCAGTTCAATACTATGTTTATTTAAAAAACCAATTGTTTGTATACACTACGTTAGAATATTATGCAGGGCTTAAAGGTATTTTTGAAGGTGAAATGTCAAAATTAGAAAGATCTTCTTCATTACTTCAAGATGTTTTGGAAATGGAATCGATTGAAAATTTTAATAACACTGATGACGATTTAATACTTTTAGCCGCTAAAGACTACGTAAAATATATTGAAGAAATACAAGACGATAAAGATAGGCTCTTTGCTCACGTTTATGTAAGGCATATGGGTGATTTATCTGGCGGGCAAATGATTAAAAAATTAGTACCAGGTCCTATATCCTTTTATGAATTCGATGGCGACACCGAAGATCTTAAAGGCAAAATAAGAGAAAAACTACATGACGGCCTGGTTGATGAAGCTAAAGTTTGTTTCAGCATGGTTCAAAAATTTTTAGAAGAATTGGAACAATATTTTAATGGAACAGACACCGAAGCTGTGGAAAACGTTGAATGAATATGCCAACTATTTAGAAGCAAGGTTTGACGAAGTCTTTGAACGTTACGAAGAACCAAAAATAAATAAGTTAAATTTTAAAAATTGGAACAACACTTTTTGGAGTTCTAATGTTATTCGTAAGTGTCATTTAAAAACAATTGTACCTAAAGACGGGCGCGACCATTGGCTGATGCATGTAAACGTGTTTCCGAACACAAATATAGAATTGCCAA